CGGCAGAATGTGTCGACCCACCAGGTCCGCCAGCGTCACCGCGACAGGCCGCGAGCGCGTGCGAGGCGCTGGGTGGGCGCGCTTGACCAGGCGCTTCCTGCTACTTGCCGCCATGCCTGTATGCCTTCTCCTTCCACGGCCAGCGCCAGGGCTCGAGCCTGTTGTCCGCCGGCCACCACACCCAGCAGCCGATGTCGGATGTCTTGCGGCCCAGCCGCGCGCCGAAGGCCGTCATGCCCTGCCACGCACCGCACACCGCCGCCAGCGTGCCGCGGAACTGGCCGGGCGCGGGCATGACGTGCAAGTGATGGCGCATCACCAGCGCCGGCGGAGGCGCGCCGGCCTCATGCGCCGTCCACCAGGCCGCCTTCGCCATGCGATACACCCCGTCATCCCGCGTCCAGGGCAGCCGGCCAACCGCCGCCCCGTGGTGCTGCCAGTCCAGCCAGCGGCCCTGTACCTCTATGTCCTGGCCCGGGCGGAAGATCGTCGCCCCCAACTCCCGCGCAATCATGCGGTCCATCGCCCCCAGCCGGCCAGCGTGCGCCTCGGTGCCGGTTACGGCCCACACGGCTTTCGCGCGCGCCACCAACGGAGTGAGCAGGGCGATAGCGCCTTGCGCCTGCTCATCTTCATCCGTGGCCCAATCATCCGTGTTGCCGTGGTGGAAGCCCTCCACCAGATCACCACCCATGGCCAGGACGACATCGGCCGTTTTCGCCAGCGCGTCGAGGCGCTTTATCAGATCTGCCCAAGCCGCGCACAGGTGGCGCTGAATGGGTGACCGAGCCACAGCCAGCGGGCACACCGCCTGTGTGTGCCCAGTATGCAGATCGGCCACAAATACAACCGCCAGCGGGCGCGCGCGGCCTGATGACCGGAACTTGCCTTTGGCGGCGCGCCTCATCATTGCTGGCGTGTGCCGAAATAGCCTGCTATAGCCGCCGCCACCGTCGCGTAAACGGCGTTCAGGCCGGCCTGCCTGCCGTGGCGCTCCTCCATCTGCGCAATTTTGGCGTCCACTCTGCGCTGCCAACTCACCAAGTCGCGCACCGACTCTTTGATTTCGCTCACGTCCTCAGCAATCGACTCAATCTTGGCCTGTGTGTAACCGGCCTCGCGCTTGCCGTTGCCATCCTCCGGCTGGGCGGCCACTATTGCTTACCCCCCGCGTCGGCCTTGTGCGCCACCTGGCTGGCAATCCACGCGCCCGCCACGCCGTAGACAATTTGAAACACCGGAGCAATCTCATCCAGCGTGGCCGCCGGCACATACGCCAGGACGGACCAGGCCGCCAGCGCGATCACCAGCGAACCGGCCAGCACGACCAGGCTTTTGTGATGGCTGGGAACAGCCTGGAACGCGGGCACTCGTTCGGCGAGGAAGGCAAACGCGGCTGCGGCGCCGCCGGCGCCAGCGAGGAACATGAGGAATTGTTCAATGGACATGACGGGGGCCTCCTGGGGAATGGGGCAACATGAGCATGAAATGCACTTGCTCATATTGTAGCACCGGAGGCCAAAAGGCAAAAACAAAACCGCCCCGGCCTCACCGCCGGGGCGGGTGCGGAAGGCGGGCTGGTTACTCTCTACCCAACTCGGCCAGGATTTTCTGGTGCTCTACCTCGACCGTTGCCTGATATTCGACCTCGGCTAAAAACTCTAGCGCATCTGCGATGGCCTGCCGCTTGTTAGCGGCGGCCTGGTTGTCGGTCTCCCACCCCATGTGATCGGCCGTGGTGCCGCTCAGGCACCACTCGCGCGCTTTTTCGTCCCAGCAGAAATACCGCGTGCCGCCATCTGGGCCGGTGTCCAGCGCGGCATCCAACTCGTCATAGAGTGCCTGCTCAATGCGCCCGCCCTTGCGCCCGTTCTCGCGGGCGGCGGCGGCCTTCGCCTCGCTCGTGCTGCGCCCGCCCAGGGTGCCCAGGGTGCGGGCGGCGGCGAACATCGCCGCCTCGCGCTTCAACATCGTGCGCATTTTCCCGGTGGTGGCGGAAGCCACGGCGCACCGGAAAGCCAGGTTGGCTTCGCACCGCGCCACGACTTCCTCATTCTTCCGCGCCCACGCCGGCAGGCTGTTGGCGTCAAACTTGGTGTCTATCGTTTTCGCGTCCATTGTCATCTCCCGCGCGTTGGCCGATTTGCCTATCGCGCTTATGATGCAATCCTTCACCCAACCGGTTAGGTTGTCAAGCGGTAATCTGACTTTTGGCTGACATTTGGCCGCCAACCTGTGCCGCCGGGCGCGCAACACTTGACATTGTACAACGCCTATTGTACAATCCTGACATGAGCAAACGCACATCCCCCACCGCCCCCAAACTCACCGCCACCCAGCGCCGCCAGCGCGCGCTGGATGAGCAGGCTCACGCGCTGGGCTTCTCTACCTGGCGGCGGGCCGAGACCGCCATCCTGCGCGGTACAATCCGCCTGACGCGCATTCCTCCAGACCTGGCCGAGGCTGACTTTCTCGGCCCGCGCCGGGCACGCCGGGCACGGGAGATCTAAAAGCAAAGCGCCTGCTCTAACAGGCGCTTCGTGGGCCGGCGACAGCGTGTTTCCGGCCCGCCAAAGTGTAGCACAGAAAGGACAGCGTATGCAGCGCCCCCGCACCCCCTCCCATTCCGCAACTAACGATGTTGCCGTCGGCTTTGCCAGCGGCGTGCTGGCTACCGCCGCTCTAGTGGTGGTAGTCGCCATCATGCGCGCCGCGGCGCGCGCCTGGGGCGTGGACACGGCACTGATTGCCCGCCCCGTCCCCGTCGCCGTCATTTTCATCCTGGCGGGCCTGGCCTGCCGGGAGGAGACGCGGCGATGAACGCTAACGAGCTGCTGGCAGCCTATGCCGCCGGACAACGAGATTTCAGTGGCGCCAACCTGAACGGTGCCGACCTGACCCGCGCCAACCTGAACGGTGCCGACCTGACCCGCGCCGACCTGAACGGCGCCAACCTGACCCGCGCCAACCTGACCCGCGCCATCCTGTACGGCGCCATCCTGTACGACGCCATCCTGACCCGCGCCAACCTGTACGGCGCCAACCTGACCCGCGCCGACCTGAACGGTGCCGACCTGAACGGTGCCGACCTGACCCGCGCCAACCTGACCCGCGCCATCCTGTACGGCGCCAACCTGAACGGTGCCGACCTGACCATGACTGGCGCATTCCGCCAGTACGGCCGGCACGGGTCACGCAGCGACTTCCTCAACGTCGCCGAGACGAGCCAGGGCCTCCGGCTGAAAACCGGCTGCCTGGCCTGGTCCACGCTGGATGAATTCGCCGCCGCCGTGACCAGCACGCACGGCGACAACAAGCACGGCCAGGACTATCGCGCCGTGCTGGAGCAGATCAAAAAGGATTTCGCGCGATGAACACCTACGACTCCCACTGGGGCGAGTGGCGGGCAATGGAACTGGACGCCGCCCAGCGCGAGGCCGAACTGCGGTACAGCGGCGACCCCGACCGCCCCAACTACGCTCACACCAACGCGCCTGAGAACCACATCCCCCGCACTCCCGCCCGCCCGCTGGCAATTTGGGCCGCGGGGACGCATGTCAGCGTCCAGGCCAACCTGGACGCGCCCGAGGTGCTCACCTGGAACGAGCGCCTGGCGCACCTGCGCCGGACAACGCCGGCCAGTTACGCGCGGGCCATCCGGGCCATCCGGGCCATCAGCAAGATCACGAATAAGGAGAACTGACATGCAACAGTTTTGCTTGTGCGGCGCGCAGCCGTCCTACCGTCACACGCCTGATTGTCCCTACCCGGAGTACCGCTCAGACGACAAGGCGGCGGCGGATTGGGGACGCGAAATGGAGCGCAAAATGCATGCCCGCCTTGCGCACGTCCAGCCGGACCAGGCCCCCGCTACGGACACGCTGGAAATCGCTGGGCGCTGGTATGCCGCCAACTGCAACGAAAACATTACAAACGAGATCATCGACAGCGCCGCTGGGCGCTGGTATGCCGCCAACTGCATTGACAACGGCGACGGCAAAGTTTCGGCGCGCGCCACTCCTGCCGCCAGTCTGTCCGATGGCGCATACGACGCCCTTACCCGGTGCACGTTCTACAATCCGGCCATTGTGCGCCAAATCCACCCATCCCGGACGATCACCGTCCGGGCGGAGAAGGAGTAGTAGATCATGTCCGACAAGTCTCTTGTAACAACTCAATTTGGTTCCCGCGCTGACGTGCGCGAATTAGACCAGCGCCTAACCGCCATGCTGCCCGGCGGCGACAAATTGCAAAGCGGCCAGCGCCTGGCCCTGGCTCAGGCGGCTGTCGCTCACGGCCTAGACCCGTTCAACGGCGAAATCTGGATGCTGCCAACCGGCCTGATGATTGGGATAAAGGGCCTGCGGAAGAAGGCCCGCGAACAGGTGCAGGGCAATTTCTGGTGCGACTTCCGCGAAATGACGGACCCGGACGAAAAGAAGCGGATGCGCATCCCGCCGGATGCTCTGGTGTTCGAGTGCCGCCTGTTCGACTCCGAGAACATCCGCACGTACACGGAGACCGTAAGCGCGCTGCTCAAGGCCGGCGTGCCCTGGGATGCTGTAAAGGGCATCGCCGGGGACCGCCCATTTACCGCCGGCTATGGCGTCCTGCGCATGGGCGAAAAGACGCGCATGGAGCCGATCCAGTGCGCCATGAAGCGCGCCGAAGCCGACGCTATCAAGCGCCGCTTCGACGTGCCCTTCGGCCTGACCGTGGCGGATGACGCCGAACCCGGCGAATGGGCCGACGCGAAAGTGATTGATCACGAGCCAACACAAACCGAGGACGAGCGGCGCAAAGGCGAGCGCGAGGCGCTGGCCTGGGCCTACGCAATGCAGACCGATAAGGGCACGCCATTCAGCGAACTCACCGCCGATCAATTGGTGATTGTGAGCGAGCGAAGCGGCGACGCGGAAAAGCGGCGCGCCGCCAATCTTCTCCTCGCGCACCTTACGCGAGATCAAGCACAATCCGGCGATGAAACGGCCCTGTTCGGGGAGTAGCCCAGCGCCGCGGCGGTAGCCCGCCCATAGTCCCCCGCCCGGCCACCTCAGCAGGCCGAGCGGGGGAGAAGTTGACGTAGCCCATGCACCCGTGCTACAATGTGTTCGCCCGCCGGAGTGACGCTCGGCAAACGGCTAAAGGCTCAGCGCAAATGGTACTCCTGTTTCTGCCTGGTGGTTTGGTTCTGCCCCTGTCAAGGGCCGCGCTGAGCCGCCAAACCCCCAGGCAAAAGCGGGAGTATTTTTTATGAGTATCAAACTCATGGCCCTCATTTTCGACGCCGACATTCCGGCCATAAACTACCAAACTCCGAGCGGCAAGATGCGTAAACTCTCGCCCCCCACGGCTACACTGGCCCTGCTCGCCCTGGCCGATCACGCAAACGATGAGGGCGAGGGCGCTTACCCTTCTCTTGCCACCCTCAAGCGCAAAACCAAATTGAGCGAGGGTGCACTACTCAACAGCCTGCGCGCACTCAAAGCTGCAGGCATGATAGCCAAGATGGGGATCAGCAAACGCGGCACCAGTAATTACACGCTGAACATGGCAGCCATCATCGCCCTCGTACCCCCCAAAACGTCCCCGCCCAGCAAAGCCCCCTCCTCACCTGGTGAGGTACCCCCTCCTCACCAGGTGAGGACTAACCATCCTATTAACCACCTATTAAATACTGTGTGTGTGGAGCCGCCCGCCGACCGTCGAAATCATCCGGCAGTGAAGGAATATGCGCGGCTTACAAATCTCATCCCGAACGCCCATCAATTGATTGTTCTTTCTTCGACCGTAACAAACGTTCCGGCCTGGACCGCAACGGTTGAGCACTGGCTCGGTCACGACTGGTCCGCCCGGAACGTGACCGGCATGCTGTCGCTCATGGCGGCAGGCGGCCCGGACGGGTGCGAGACCTGCAAGCGCGGGCGACGCACTACAGCCAACGCGCGCGGCACGACGAAGGAACCCGCCGGCTTTGCCGGCATACGGGCCTACATGAAAAGTGAGGGGTTAGATGACAGCGACAGCCAAAACTGACACGCTGAAGGCGCTGGCGACCCTGGCCGCGGGGTATCCGAATTTCACGCTCCGCGAGGATACGGTGAGGGTGTATGCGGAAATGCTGGCCGACATTCCCGCCGACATCCTGAAGGCGGCATCGGCAAAATGCCTGGCCGACTGCAAATGGTTCCCGACCATTGCAGAACTCCGCCAGGCCGCGACCGAACTCATCCGCCCGCGCCTGCGCGCCGGGGCTGAGGCCTGGGGCGATGTGTTGGCAGAAGTGCGGCGGGTGGGCAGTTACGGCGCGCCGCAGTTTGACGATCCAGCCGTGGCGCGCGTCGTGGCCGGGATGGGCTGGACCACCATCTGCATGAGCGAGGAGCAGATGGCCGACCGTGCTCATTTTATCAAGGCCTACGAACAGACGGCCAAGCGCGAGGAAGAGGACGCCCGCCAGTTGCCGGCGGTGCGCGAACTGGCTGCCAGGCTGCAGGCCCCCGCAAAGAAGAAGCAGTTGAGGTCGGGATGACAGCAGTAGTAGATATGGACGCCCACGCCGAAGAGGCGTTTTGGGCCAACGCTGCGGCTGACCGCGGCATGTCATTGGCCGAATTCGATCTGCGCTGTGGCGCTTCTCAGAGCAATCCGTATGCTCGCGTCCTGATTGCAACGTTTGTGAACGCGGCCAGGGTGATGGGCTCTGACCTGGCCGAGAGCGTAATGGCGAACGCCATCCGCGTATACGTCAAGGAAATGAGAGGGCCGGGATAATGCGCCATCATCCTGAACACGGCGAACAGGCGGCAGTAGTCGCCTGGGCACGCCTGCACGAGACGCGTTGGCCGGTGTTGCGGACGCTCTTCGCCGTCCCGAACGGCGCATCGCTGGCCGGCGGCCCATCCGCCCGCGCCCGCCAGATGGCCAGGCTCAAGGCGGAGGGCCTGAAGATCGGCGTGCCTGACCTGTGGCTGGTGGCGGGGATTGGAGAGAAACATGGCCTGGTGATCGAAATGAAGGCGGGCCGCAACAAGCCGACTACAGAGCAGAAGTGGTGGTTGCAAACGCTGGAGGCGCTGCGCTGGCAAACGGCAGTCTGCTATTCGGCAGATGACGCCATCGCCACAATCAAGGCATACATAGGATTGCCTGCATGAAGACGACCCGCTGCAACTGGCCCGCCGTCATCCCCCAGCGCATCATCCCGCACGGCGTCGGGCGCATCGTGGAGGTGGTGGAGAGCCGCGACTTCGCCGGCAGGCTGGTCGGCTTCTACGAAACCATGCGCCAGGGCAACGCCGAAACCGGGATGGTCGTGCGGGTGTACGGCCACCTCTACTGCGTGCGGGGCGCGGAGGGCGAAAAGCAGTGGCTAGAGCGGGTCTAGGTCTACCCGGGAAGGGCGTTACAAGGCGTTACAAGGCGGCTCATATGGCACATGCGCGTTTAGACGCATCCAGAGCGGAGAAATGGCTCAGGGCGCTTCTGGCCCACATGCCGGGTCAGCCGCCCGGGCACACCCTCGCCAGCCTGGCGAGGCGGTACAAATGCTCGCGGGCGATGGTGTTGTTGGTGGCCCGCGGTGAGCGCCGGCCTACGGCGGCCATGCTGCCCGACCTGCGCCGGTGGTGCGTCTCGCCGTCCACCATGCGCCGCGCCCTGCCGCGGATCGTGCGCTGGCTGCGCGGGCGGCAGGTGCGAGACGATGGCGGGCCGCGGGTGTACGGGCGGGGCGGGAGGCGGGCATGACAATCATGCTCCTGTGCCTGCTCGCGCTCCTGCTCTGGCTGGCCGTGGTCGTGTTCGGCCTGGCGCTGTGCCGCGCCGCCGCACAGCTCGCGCCCGAGCCGCCGGGCAAGTGCCCGCACGACCCGCGGGAGTTGGCCGGGCACGCCATCGGGATGTACCACTGCCCGGAGTGCTGCGAGATGGTGTTGGCCGGGTACCCGCACCCGGACTACAGATTGCTGGAGGACTAGATGAGCGAGATCAAAATTGACTTACCGAACCGCCATTATTTCATCGTCCACAAAGACGGCATAGCGTTCGGACGCGACGCGAGGGACGGCGCTAAAACGCTGTACACGCTGGCGCGTTCGGAAGCGGAACAGGTATGCGAGGCGTGGCGCGCGTCGCCGCACAGCGCGCGCTGCGAGTGGACGCAGACGGAGGACGGCCAGTGGGACACCGCCTGCGGCGAGGTGTTTGAGTTTGTGAACGGCGGCCCGGCAGACAACGGCGCGAAATTCTGCCAGTACTGCGGCTTGCCGGTGCGGGAAGTGAGGGCGAAGGCGTGAAGCCCAAACTGTTAGACTTGTTTTGCGGAGCCGGAGGGGCAGCGATGGGATACCATCGTGCGGACTTTGAGGTTATTGGTGCGGACAACAAGTGTGGCACTATGGTAAAATACATGTATGCCAAGATACGAAGAACACCCATGCTTAGATTGCGGAAAGGTTCGCATTGTTCAGGTTCGGAATGGAAAACCGATAAGCGAGCGATGTCATCCATGCGGAGTCAGGCATCGCGTAATTACCAAACCCAACAGTTGGGCGAGTCGAGAGAATCATCCTCGCTGGCGTGGTGGAGTACATATAGACAAGAATGGCTACCGATCAATTGTTGTGCCACTAGACAGTCAATTTATCGAGATGGCAGACGAACGAGGACGTGTGTATGAGCATCGACTCGTTGTCGCCCAGGGCATCGGGAGATGCCTCGAAACCGTTGAGGAAGTCCACCATATCAACGGGGATAAACAGGACAATCGGCTGTCAAATTTGCTCTTGCTTTCGCGTTCCGAACATGCAAGAGAGCCATTCGCAGAGCTCAAGTGCCTCCGGGAAGAGGTGCGCCGCCTGCGGGACGAATTGCGGAAAGCCCGCTCTTCTTGATCTTTTTTGTGGAGGCGGGGGAGCCACCCGAGGATACCAACTTGCGGGCTTCTGTGTTCTCGGTATTGATATAAATCCCCAACCCAATTACGTCGGATGTGGTTTCCGCCAGGCCGACGCGCTAGAATACTGTGCATCACACGGACACGAGTTCGACGCGATTCATGCCAGCCCGCCGTGCCAGAGATATAGCAGCATTACCCGAGTGCACGGCAAAGATATGGTAGATAGCCATCCTGATCTGATTGCAGATGTCAGACAGATGCTGGCGGACATTGGCCGACCCTGGATTATCGAAAATGTGCGCGGCGCTCCGTTACTCAGCCCACTCATGCTGTGCGGGTCAATGTTCGGGTTGGGTGTTTTTCGGCATAGATATTTTGAGGGCGCTGTACCTCTTTTCTCCCCTGCATGCCGTCACGATTTTCATCCTGTGCCCGTGTACGGGCACAGTGGCGCGGGAGCAAACAGAGGTAGAGAGAGAAAGCGCGGACACACAAACAGCGGGGACAACTGGAAGCGCGCAATGGGCATAGACTGGATGACGAATGCAGAAATGGCTCAGGCCATCCCGCCGGCCTACACGAAATTCATTGGCCGACATCTGATGAATGCTATGAGGGGCACATGATCCGCCACCTGGCCGCATCCGTCCTGCGCTCCGCCGCCGCCCGGCTGGACGCGCCGCCCGTCTACACATCGGCGGTCCTGTCAACATCCAGTGGCGTGGTGGTAGTGCGCCCGTGGGCCGAGGCCGAGTGGCGCCTGGGCCTGGTCGTGTTCGCATTTTGGTGGGATCGGGCGGGCCTGTCCTGGCGGGAGTTGGCGCGGCAGCACGGCGCCGGCTGGCGGACGGCCTATGATCTGTGCAGCCACTGGATGGCTGACACCGGAGTGGTGATCGTCCAGCCACGCCACCCGGCGCGCTGGGCCTACTGGGTAGCGGAGGACGGCCAGCAGTACGGCGAGTGGGACTACCCGCGGTTCCGCCGCTACGTGCGGCTGGACAGGTTCGGCCTCCCCTACCCTTCCGCGCCGGTGCCGATGGCGCTCAAGGCGCCTGCACAGCGCACACACAGCACAGCCGCCCGCTGGACCCTGGCGCTGCGCGGTGCTGTGCCTGTGGATGGACAGTGACACACTACTACTACTACGCCTGGCGGAACAACGAGAAGCGCCTAACGCTGTACCGGCGGCTGTGCCGGATCGTGGCGCGCGGCAGGATGAACAGCATCTTGATTGAGTTTGAGGACGGCCAGCGGGAAGTCGTAAGCCGAAACGCGGTTCGCCTGCTGAAGTAGCACAAGGAGCGATGATATGTACAAGGTGTTTTGCGACATCTGCGGAAAAGACATTACGAATTATGCTGGTTCCATGGCCACGGGAAAACATGGTCGCCTGACGGTCGAAATCATGATCGCCATTGATGGCATGTGGAACGGTGGCCACGCTTGCGAGGCGTGCATCAGCGCGGCCTGTGATAATGCCGGCATCCCGCGGAAAAACAAGGAGGTCGCACATGCCAGTCACAAACCGGAATAGCGCCGGCATGTTGCCGGCGCTGAACAAAAAACAGCGTTGCGATGCGTGCGGCGTCGAATCGGGTGGCGCATGTGGTTCTCGTATCATCCGGTCGTGAGTGTCATGTGTGCCAAGTGCGTCAAGACTGTCCCGGTTGCGAACCTGAGGCTCGGCGTGAATGATGCAGGAGAGGCAGGGGAAAAATGTGGTCAATAGACTACCGCGACGGCCACATCGCTATTCCCAAACGCGCCGGGACGGTCTTGATTTCTTTCCTCCGCCTGCTCTCCTGGCTCTTCGCCGGCCTGTACCCGCCCAGCCGCCCGGTGCTGGTCCTGCGCGTGGACGGCGGCAGGCTGATGACGATGGCGGGCGAGCATATCAAGGAGATTAGACGTGAATATATTTAGCCATGACGACGAGGGCCAGATCACGTGCGAGGGCGTGCCGTACACGCTCCTCTCCTCCGGCACCACACCGGAGGGCCTGCGCCGTGCCGCGGATAAGGCAGCCTGGCTCAACGAGTGCGTCGCTCTGTGGCTGGCCCGGAGCGGGCCGGAGTTGGCGTACCATCTATGGGCCGGGCGCGTCGAGGCCGACGACGAGGGGAAGGGGGTGAAGCCTGAGCCACCGCAGACATGCGCCACCTGTGCGGCGTATGCGCCGGGCGACTGGATAAGGTCGCCCCGGTGCAGCAAATACCCCGGCCTGTGGCTGGCCCGGGTCGGGCCCGAGTTCGGGTGCAACCAGTGGGCCGGGCACGGCGAGGCCGCCGATGAATGACGACGGCCTGCGCACGCCTTATCGCCGCCTGGTGTGCGCCGTGCTCCTGCGCGCATGCCTGGACGCCCACGCAGGGCAGTGGAAGCGCGGCGTGTGGCGCTGGATACATTCGCGCCGGGCCGCCATGTGGGCGGCGCTGGCCGGCTTCGACCAGTGGCCGCCGAAGCGCGAGCAGTTGGGTGACATGGCCGAGTTGCGGAGACGGCTGAGGGAGACGGAATGACAACGAAAATGACGCAATACATCCGACCGCTGAAGTGCGCGCTGTGCGAGGCCGACCTCGGCGCGGAGGTGACGCCGCCCGAAGGCCTGTCCTACCTGCTGCTCGGGGCGGTGCAGGTGAATATGGTGATTGTGGCCGCCTGCGCCCATTGCGGGCACCTGTTCGGGTGGTCGAGGTGCGGCGAGAAATACGGCGACCTGCGCTTCTGGGCGGGGTTGACTGACCCTGCTAACTATCGCCCGCCGCCTCGGTGAGCACCGGCGCCCGCACCCACAGCGGCGCGAGCGGCGGCTTCGTCACCCTCCACCACCCGGCCTGCACCTCAAACACGTCAATTACAGCATTTGCTGAAACGGTGCGTTTGAGTGCGCCATCCGGCGCATCGTAGCAGGCCATCAGCCCGTCAGTAACGAAACCGAATTCTGGCAGCAGATGCGCTGCCCAGGGCCGGGCGGTCACCGTGATGCGCTGCGGGCAGACGATGGTCACGGACTGGCCCGGTTCCAATTCAATCTCAGCCATGTCCGCCATGATCGGCCTCTGGTGCTGGTTCCGGATCTGACGCGGGCACCTGCGCGGCCGCGTCCCGCTCCTGGATCATCTGCTCCACCAACAGGATAGCGCCGGTCAGCCGGTCGAGCGCGGCCTGCGCCTCGCGCTGGTACTGCTCGCGCTGGGCCTGCAATGTCTTCAGTCGTTCCTCGAATGTCATGTCATCCCTCCGGTAGTGTCATTCAGGTAGTGCCACCAACGCGCGTCCAGCTCCCTCGCCCGCCGTCGCCGAAACAGTGATGCTCGCGCCCGGTTATCTGCTGGCCGCATTTCGCGCACATCTGTTGTCCGGTGAACACGGTCTACTCCAACTTTTCCCACGTCCAGCCGAGCAACGCTCGCTGCCAAAACCGCACCCAGGCGTTCGGCTGCTCGTTGTGATAGATGGCGTACTGCGGCGTCATGTACATGATGTATTTAGGCGGCTTGTAGTCAATCCCGGAAACAAAATCTATCTTGTTGGTCGCCGTGCCCGTCATCACATTCTCGTTTGCCGTGATGTTCATTGCGTCTCCTGTTCCAACACATCCGTCGCCGCGCTGAACTGCGCGAGCGTTTTTAGGTAGCGGTAGACGGCGGCCTTGATTGGGTCCACATCCGCCGCCCGCATATGTTCCCGCAGCGCCATGCCCACGGGCCGGACATCGACTGGCTCAGGCTCAACGCCTTCGACGGGCGGGGCCTGGTACGGGATGCTGATGGTCAGCGGATCTGCCGCATCTCGCCGCCCGGCCAGGCGCGCATCCCGCGATGCGTGCAGCCGCAGGATGACGCGGCCAGGGACTTTTGCTTCTGTTACCAGTGTATCAAACGAACAATAAGCCGGCACGCTGTCGCCGGTGCGCGGGTCAACGATGGTGATCTGGATTGCCATGATGCTCTCCTATTGCACAAATTCGCGGATGAAATCCCAGCCGAACTTCTCATTGATGGCGCGCATCATGCGCTCCATGTCAATCTCCAGCACGCGGCCAGTCACCGTATTTTTCGAGTGGTAAATCCAGCGCCCGGACTTGTCGTGTGGCGTCTGGAGCGTGGCGTTGCCCGCGGCGTCTTGCGTATACAGTTCGCCCGCCGCGCTGTAGATGGAGCAGCCGTTTGCCAGCGTCCCGATCGGCGCGGTGCCGTCGAAAATATCTATGTGGTTCGTGCCCTCGGTCGTGGCCCTGACTGCGGTGCCCGCCACCTTGATAACGCCCGCGCTGTTCACCACCAATCGATTGCTGACGTTGTTGGTTCGCACCGACCAGGCGTCTGTTCCCTGATCGTACACGATCCCGCCGATGTCTGTGTCCGCCGAGTCTCCCAATTCCAAAATGGATTGTCCGGCGGTGCCAGAGATGATGCGGATGCGGGCCAGGTCGCCTACTGCCGCACAGTTGACGGCGGAGATCACGGTGGTGGCGTTTGCGCTTGGCGGCGTTCCGCCGACCACAAAATTGACGACACCCGCGTGCGTGATCGTTGCCGACCCGCTGGCGATGACGTTGTTGGCCGTCCAGTAGGCGAGTTGCGACGCCGCGCCTACGCCCACCACAAGCGCGCCGTTGGTCGTGTCCTCGCCGTAGATGTGCGGCCAGGCCTTGCCCGCTGCGCCGGCCATGTCTGCGGAGTAGAGGCTGAATGCGTCCGTGACGGCGGCGGCTACGGCGGTGCCGCTAGCGACGGTGAGGGCCTTTGTGCCGGTGGCGGGGGTGGCGGTGGTGCCGAGTGAATGATTTCCATTCGCATCAATGCGCTCCCTCTCCGTGCTATTGGTTGCAAAAGCGAGAATATCGTTATCAAGACCAAACATGCCGGTATTAATATCAGTGCGGAATGAGTAACCTGGAAACGAACTCGATCCAATTGTCGCCTCCAGTTGAACTAACATCTGTACCCAAGATGTTCCGACGAGCGTACGTACCGCGCCATCTGTATAAAGGGCTAATCTATCGGCAGCGTTGTTATTGCCGACCCCGGTGTTTGTGTCGCCCGCGAAAGATATGCCCGGTGTTGTGCCCCCCTGGATCAATAATTGCGCTCCGCTGATCGTCTGCGTGGCCGTGAACACGTTGGCCGTCCCGAGCAGCGCCGCCGTGCCGGTGGCCGGGACTGTGAGAGTGAACCCGCCAGTGGCTACTGTCCCCCCGCCTGACAGGGTGCCAGAAATAGACGAGTTCCCGGCAAAAGCAATGCTGTAATTACCGCTAAACTCGAAGATTGTCCTGACGCTGGCTAGGGCCGTATTCTTCCAACTGACGTAGGTGACATACGCCTCGGATGCGTCGCTCCAAGCCCAGTCCAAAACTTTGTGGTCAGCGATTTCGAGCGAGATGTCAACGTAGTCGCCAGTGTCGAGCGCCTGTGCCAGCCCCGTTCGAAGCGGACCACCTTTGACGGTGTTTCCGTCCTTCATGGCGAACGTCCCTACGTAAGCGTCAGCAGCGCCGACAATGACCGTGCCTGTGTTAGCGACAGTCAGAGCGTAAGCCGAGGCCGCGTCCAACGTCAGCACGCCCGCGCCGGTCTTGACCAGCGTCGAAGGCGTGAGCGCCACGCTGCCGCTGTACTCCGCCAGGCGGCCCACCGTGCCCGCCGCCGTGAGTGCCATCGCGGAGCCGCTCGCCACCCAGTTCACGCCGTCGCTCACTACGCCGTAGGAGGCCGAGGGCGGGGTGGGCAGGTGGCGGGTGAGGGCGGATGCGTTGATGTCCGAGGCGTGTTTGTCCTCTGCGGACAAGTCCCAGGCTGCGCGGTCGGACCAGCCCGGATTGACGGCGCCCGCTGGCGCGCCTGACAACATGGCCCCAACCGTCACCAGAAGTGCGGGATTGCTGGCCGGACTGGTTGTGGCCCATCCGCCGCTGCGGGTCAGGCGCATGTAGTCCACGTACAGATGACGGAGGCCCAACGGAATCGGGTTGTCGTTCTCCACGAAGAACGAGATAACCACGGTGCCTGCTGCCGCCAGGGTGAAGTTGAACGTGAGTGCGGTCCAGGCACTCTCCGTTGCGTCGGTATCGCTGTTGGCCGCGTCGCCCGTTACCTGAATACCATATCCGTTGTAGCCAGCGGTTGTGTAAACTGACGCATCTACCGTGTAGGTTCCAGCGGGCAGGGCGATGGTCTGAGATGCCCGCGCTAGGGTGCCCGGCCCGGCCCAGTATGCCTCAATGTACGCCAGTCCGGTGCGGCCCTGATGGTCCGCATCCCATGCCCAGTTATTGACCTGGCCGGAGGTGGTCCAGCCCGTCACGTCAGTTGCAAATTCCTCGTTGAACAGCCCGGACGAGTCGGAGGTGGTAGTGATCCACCGGCTACCGATGTCTCGGATGGTCCCGGCGCCCGTCCAGTAGGCCGCCCAGTCGTCGCCGTAGACGTAGCAGTTGTACGTCTCCAGGTTGCCGTTGCCCATGTTCACGCCATAGGCCGCGCCCGCGCCGCTGTTGACGGCGGAGATGTGGCAGTCGCGGATGTAGGCCGTCCCGCTGGATGGGCCTACCACACTGGAGATCGCGCTGCCGGATGACACTGAGCGCGCGGAGTTTGCGCCGGCCAGTGATGCGCCATCCCCGAGGGTGATCTGCCCCGTCATGGTTCCGCCCCGGTAGAAGAATAACATCACCCCCGCCGGCACGCTGATGTCAGACGTATAGGCGCTCGGCCCGGCCCGCACCACATCCCCGCTCCCGGATGCGGCCAGGGCCGCCGTCAGGCCGGCGTTGGTAGCCGGGTAAGTGACGGCATCCGACCCGTCGCTTTGCATCAGCCACACCAGGCCCAGGTATGGCTCAACCAGGTTGTCCCCGGCATCGTTGGGGGCAGATGCCAGGTCACGCAGGCGACGTTCCAGCGTCGCCAAGCGGCGGTCGAACTCAATCCCGGGTCGGTCGAACATCAGATGTAGTAGCCTGTCATGATGATGTAGGTCGCGGACGTTGCAGCGCCGGCCACCACCACCTCAAACTGCTTGGTGGAAGCGTCCACCCTCACCATGCCGGCGTTTTCCGATGTGATGTCTGCCACTCGCGCCCTCACGGTGATGGACGGGTAGGTGTCCCCGTTCTGGCGCACGACCACATAATTCCCGTCCGCCGCCGCCGCCCACACCGCCACCACCTGTAACTGCACCGCTCGGATAGACGCTGACAGGTTGTTGTTGGCGTCGTCCAGGTCGAAGGTGTAGGTGGCTGTAGTGCGCGCGTCCCCGTCCCAGGCGCTTGGACTGGTGTCGATCAGGGCGGTAGGCGTGGTGGGGACCAGCAGGTAGCCGGTGGTCCCCGAGCGGTTGAAACTAGTGTTGGAGCGAATGGCGCCGCCCGCCGTGATGGCTTGCCCGCTGCCCAGCAGCAGAGTTGTACCGTCGAACGTCAGGTTAGCATCGCTGTCCAGCGTGGTGGACGAGGCCCACAGCACCACCCGGTCTGCTACCCCCGTACCAGAGCCGGTGGTGGTTTGGAACGAGGCCGCCACCACCCACTTCACCAGCGTCGCGTCGTACACCATCAGCACGCAGGATGTCACATCGTCCAGCGTGATGTCGGTCGCGCCCGGGCAATAGATATTGCCGGTGTTGTGCTTGATGACGATGCTTCGGGCCGTGTTCTCCGCCCTTATCACCAGCAGGAAGCCGTCCGTGGTGGAGGCGGCCGCCGTGATGGTGTCCAGGTTGTCGGAGGATGCGTCAGCCTCCGTGTCGATCCGGTGCCAGTTTTGGGTTTGGGTGACGATCCCGCCCGAAATGGTGAGTTCGGTTGAGGTCGCCAGGTCCAAATACCCCGATGCGTTGTGGGCTTTCAGCAGGTCAGATGCGAGCGCCTGTGCCCCGGTTGCGATTGTCATAGCGGCCTCCCGATGATCTCCAATATCCGCGGCTTCAACCGCGGCAAGTCTCGCTCAAACACCGTTTCCACCCTATACCCCATGTGGATTATGCCCAGGTTGCGTAGCGCGTCTTTCGCGCGCCCGCTGGTCACGTCATGGAAAGGCCCGTTGTATTCCAGGTCAATCCGGTAGTCGAACAGCAAGAAGTCCATGCGCGCGCCGCCCAGCACGTCCCCGCCCAACACCCCGCGCTGCACGGAGAAATTCAACTGCAACTCGCGCAAGGCGTTGTAGATGCGGCTTTCTGGGTCGTTCAACCCGGGCACAATAGCAACGGGCGGCAGGCGGGGTGCCGCAATTGTGAACTTCCGCGCGCGCAACGTGATCTTGGGGCGCGTCATCAGTTTGCGCGGAGATTGGAGCAGCCTGGGCCTCGCCATGCTTTACCGCCACTCAAAACTATCCCAGTACACGCCGTCCCACCGGCTAGCCGAGGACGCCTCCACCAGCACTATATCCACCAGCCACTCGTCGTTTACGTGGTCCTCGGACGGGCGGCGGATGGTGGTCTTGGTCATGAACGCCTTTACTGCCGTCCCCGCCATATCGTTGAAGGTGAGGGGATTGAGGCTGCTTTCTGCGTCCATCAGGAAGTTTAGCCGCTGGTCTACTGCTATCGGGTCAGTGGTCAAGTCGCGCATCACCTGGTTTGGCCCCAATTCCACCGTCATAGCGTAGCCGTAGATAGGGTCGGGTCGGGTGAGGAAGTTCACCGTCCAGCGCACAATCTCCGGCGTGCTACTGGACGAGTACAGGGTGAAGCGCAAGCGCATAGTCTTGGAGGCCACCGACCCAACTGTGCCGGACAGAGCAAATTCCGTAATGCCGCTGGCCGTGATGTCGCCCACCGTTGACCAGGTAGTGCCCCGGTCAAGGCTGTACTCCGTCGTTATCTTCCGGGCGCTGGAGGCATTGCGGGCCTCCACCCACACGCTCTTGAACGCCTTGTACATGGTCGGCAGGCCGCCGTCAAAGTCGGAGGTCTCGAACACCGCCGAGGTCGGATAGTCGGCAAAGGGCAGATCGTTCAAGGTCTGGTGACGGCGCGCGCGCAGGGCGCCGTCGTTTATCCAGGTGCGGGCCGACAGCCGGCTATACCCGCCCATCAGCATGTTGTCCCCGGACGTGCCGCGGTACTCTTGCTGCCAGCCCAGGCCATTGTAGGACAACACCTCGGGGTACACGCTCTCGCCATCGTCAAAGGCCACATACAGGGCGAACGGCCCTGACCACATCCACATCGGCAGGCCGTGGTTCCACATTTCCTTGTTGATGTCGCCAATCATGCGCGGCGTGATGTTCACCATGTTCGCCAAGCCGCCCGCGGAGAAGGACAACTTGACCACCTGGCCCAGGATGTGGGTGTACAGAAAGCCTTCGTGGTAGACGAGCGCCTTGCAGTTTCCGGTGCTGCGCTGGTTTGGAAATGACAACTCTTCAACCGTGGTGGAGCCGTTGTACGAATAGATCCCGTCCTCTTTGCCGACCACCAGCATCCCGAACGCCTGGCCGAGGCCGGTGATAACGGTGCTGGCGTCGCCCACCGTAATGGCCGCCGACCAGGTAGCGCCATCGTCGGTCGAGGTCTTGAATGATGCGCCGTAGCCCTTCACCAGGTAGGTGACGCCGTTGTAAGACCAGGTGCAAAAGGCGGTCGCTTTCTCGCCGGAGGCTGGCTGGGTCCAGGCGTCCAGGTCGCTTGACCTGTAGAAGTCGGCCCCCGCGCCGCAAGCCGCGAAGAAGTACGCGCCGTGGCGGTGCACCCATACCACATTGGCCCCCAGGGTGGTAGTCGAGGCCGCGCTACTGGAAAAGCCTGTGCCCGCCACGCGGTGAACCTTTGTTGCCACTCCCCACACCACGTAATCCGTGCCGCTCACCGTCCCGTCGGCAATCATGCGCGCGGTGGCGGCTGTGGCCGCCGCCACCGAGTTCCAGGTTGAATTGAGCATGACCTGTTCCAGCCGGGACAGGAACACGTTGCCATCCGATTTGTACACCTTGTTTGCGTTGAGCAGCGTCAACTGGTCAATGCCCTCCATAGCCCCGGCCTGGCTGTAGGCGTCCCAAATGCCCTCCCGCAGGGTGGGGGCGACGGAGGTGGCGATGCGCGGGGCGAAGTCATCCACCCGCTCATAGCGGTAGGAGCCGGGCACGATCATGTAGCCCTGGCTCTCGCCGGTGCTGCTGGTCAGCACGATGTCGTAATTGGTGCCGGCGGCTGGCGTGGTCATGGGTTATTGATGATGTTCTGCCCGTAGCGGCCGGATGACGTGCCGCTCCCCAACTCGGCCACTATCGGGATGAGGCTGGGCAACTGGTTCCGCTGGTGGACCAGGAGCGACTTGCTCATTTCCTTCTCGTACAGGCCGATCAACTGCTCGAACGGCTTGGTGTCGAAGTGCGCGCTCCCCACCATGGCCATTTGACACAGGAAGTAGGCGGTTGCTTTCCAGAGATAATCGAGCGGCAGGTTGACGGTGCTGGACAGGGACGAGGCCCGCGAGATGCGCGCCCGGGCGTGCAGCGTCACCGTTTCCCCGGCAAAGTCGTTCAGGTAGTCGGTTGGAACGACAATCGTCCAGGCGCCGGGAACGCCTCGCTGCTTCAGGCGTCGCAGCAGCATCTTGTTTTCGTCGTCAATTGTGACATAGCCCAGCGAGTGCCCGTACTCGGAATCCACCGTGGCGTCGGACACGATGTACTCCTCCTGGCCGCTTACCAGGGTGAAGGAGTTGACGGCTATCGCGCAGATGGAAGGAAAGGCGGCGTCAATCGCCATATTCACGGCCTCCAATTTCTGCTCTGCTGTCCACTTGGAGTTTGAACTGTCCGAGAATAGGTTGTTAACCCGGCTAATCACCTGCGAGGGCAGAGTGTAAATTGAGTCGGCCATTCCAGCCTCCCGCTATTCCATCTTCCAGTTTGGTTTCGTGCCCGGCACCCTCTGGTACACGGTGTGAAAGTCGGTCTTGCCCGCCACCCGGTAGTGCCGCCGGTCGAACTTCAATATACCGTGCGGCCCGCTGACAATCCACTCCGGCGGGTGGGTGGACAACCGCCCGGTCGCCACCACCAGCCGTTCATGAATAGCGTTCGCAATCTCCACCTGATACACCATGCCGGCCGTTGGCGGCTTGTTGGCATAAATGTAAATCTGGCTGTCCATCCCGTCCACATACAGATCGCCCGTGAGGTCTTGCAGGCTCTCGGCCACGCTCCGGGCCGACTTCATCCCGTCCCACAGGCCGGGGTAGAAACGATACCAGATGTCGCCCAGGTAGAATCCGCCGCTCACTATGTCTACTGCCAAAAGCAAAAGAATCATTCCCGGTTCCAGGCCCGCCAGCGCGACCCAAGCCACCAGCGGGATCAGGTGCAGGGGGCGCACGACGCGCCCCAGGCCGGTGAGTATCCAGTACAGGACGGGCGGCAGCCAATATTGCCACTCCGGCCTGGCCCACGCCGCCAGGACAGCCCAGGGCATCAGGTACAGGACGCCCTGACTGGTGAACCACGGCGCCCAGGGCCACATGCCGCGCCGCAATTCCACCATCTTGCGCGGAATGGTGACGTTGGCCTCCCACACCCACGCCCACCATTGGGGACGCCAGGCACGAAGGAACAGGCCGCCGATCAGCGCCACCGTTCCCCAGCCCGCCAGCAGATCCCACCGCCCGCCCAGTAGCCACAGGGCCGCCACGGACAGGGCCAGTTTGGGCTCGTACATCACAGCCAGGCCTGCCAGCCACGGAAACCCCGCCAGGGACCAGGCCAGCAGCACCGCGGGCACTTGCCCTACATTCCCATGCCATGTCCACAGCCATCCGGCATTGACAAGCACCAGCAGAGCCAGCGCCGCCCAGGGGCCGGCCACGAACACAATAGCCGCCGCCCCCGCGTTGACCAGTAAGTGGTAGGCGAACTTCACCCGCACGACATCCCGCCCCACCAGGCGGGTCAGGACCAAATAGAGCAGGTGGACAGCGGGCGTCTTGCAATCCGCGAAGTCGCGCCCGTAGGCTGCTCCCACCATGCCCCAGGCCATGAAAAGCCCGGCGTCTGGGTCGAGCGTTACCAGCGCATACCGCCAGGCCAAGTACACGCCCAGCGTCAACAGCAGGCCGAACTCAAACGCGCTCAGCCACCACGACATTCTGGATCGCCTCCACCGGGCCGCTCTCCATGTCAATGGTGAACTTGGACTGGGTAGCCTTCCTGACTTGCAGCCCGCAGATGCGCATCACGTCCCGCAACATCCCCAGCGTGTAGCCCGACCGATGGTACATGAATTCCCCATCCTGGCTTCCGTACAGGAACGAGATCAGCGCCCTCGACGGCGATGGCTTGTTCAGCACCTCGTTGGCCGCCCATTCCAGCGCCGGCACCACCGTCCACAGCATCCCGCCCCTCTTCAATGCCAGCGCCAGGTTTTTCACGGCGGGCAGCACCTTCATTCGGTCCACATGCTCAAGCACATGAGACAGGAAAACGATGTCAAACCGGCCGTGTAGGTCATCTGGTAGGGGGTTGTGCACAAAGTCTAACACTACGTCCGGTTTCAAATCGGCGTTGCCGTCCAGGGTGGTAATCACGGCATCCGGGAACAACACATGAGCAGTGGATTTGTCCCCGCACCCCACATCCAGCACCGCTAGTTTTTCTGAGTCGGCATCCATTGGTCTTTGGTCGCCTCCCGCGCCTGGTGATGGTGTTCCCAGCCGAAATCAAGTTCCCGAATGTGGCGGCATAAGATGGAAGTATCCAGTCGAGGCCGGATGCCTACCTGCGCTACCAATTCCCAAAAGAAATGATCCTCCGTCCGGCCATGCTCCATCAGGAAGAACGGCCAGGGCCGGGGATCGTCGGGATGGACATGCGCAAGAGGAATGATGAGTTCCATCCTGTTCACCCGTTCCGTGCCGCCTGTGATGGTCTTGCTCTTGGCCTCCGGCAGGCTGGCAACGTCAATGCGGCTTCGATGGACGGGGTAGAGAGCGCCGCTGGCGCGCTGGAACGTCACGAACTCCCGCTGCAACTTCTCGAACACGCTCCGATGAACGAGCGTGCACCCCATACCTACGCTGTCCACCTCGATAATCCCGGCGTGCGGGTAGTTCCACAGCGCCGAGTACAGGCCATCGTCGCCCCGCATGTAGGCAATGGGGTTGTGGGGCGATTTAGCAAGGAAGTAGATGCCGGCCACGGCAGGGTGGTTCAAGCTCAGCAGCATTTCCAGCGCGCCCTCGGGCGGCACGGTATCATCGTCCAGGAACCACAACCATTCGGATGTCCCGTAAAGAAAGCCGTTCAGTATCTTGTTGCGGTTGGCGTCAGTCTTGCTCTCCCGTTTTTCGTCGGCCGGAGCCTTCGGCTGGTAACGTTGCGGCTGCTTGTCATCCAACATCTTGTTCTTCGAGTGGTCGGGCATGGCCGACGAAACGGCATGGATTTTGTCGATCTTGATGCCCCTCGCCTGGGCGCGCATCACCTCCAGCATCACCCCCTGCCACCATTGCACGTTCTGCCACTTGTTGCACGCGATCCCCAAATCCACCTGGCCGGGAGTGAAGGTCACTTGACCACCTCCCACGCCCCGCGCTGGGCGAGCAACTGCCGGGCAATTGGCTTGGGGAACTCAGCCACCTCCCCCTCCTCGAACACGCGCTTGCCGGTGATGTTGCCGTCTTTGAACCAGCGCAAGCAGCGCAATTTGAGCGTGTCGGGCGGGGGCGGGGGCGGGGCGGGCGGGACGGGCGGGACGGGTTTCGCGGGCTTGATATCCTCTTTCACGGGTTGCCTCTTTCCCAGTCATCGGACCGGCCGATGCTGGCATAGTAATTCTTCTGGGCCTGGTGAAAATCGCACAGGGCGATCTTCCCCAGGCCCTTCATGAGTTGTTCGAGTTGTGTTCCGTCCGGGTCGGGCCGGGTGGTCTGAAGCAGCGTAACCACCACCGGGCGGCCACAGCGCCGACACATGAAAACGGGTTGGGTGCTCATGGTAGACATCTGTGGCCTCCCGGCGGTGTCCAGTTAACTGATCGCGCTGATGACGGCGTGAGCCTTGTCCATGCGCACGCACAGGGTGAACTCGCCCACTACCTGCCCGCGCTCATAGTCGCCGGTCTTAGCCAGCGGTTCCTGAGTAAACGGGAAGTAGGTGGCGAAGCCCACATGGGCCGGGTCGAGGATGAAGATGGAGCCGGACGGCGCCCAGCGGTCCATCAGCAAATCAATCTCCCCGAAGGGCGTCAGAACGCGGTCGATCTTCACGCCCGCCACGTTCTCCGCCCGCTCCACGCGCAGGAACAGGCTGGAGTCGTAGAAGTTCTTGATGACCTGCATGTTGGCCGGGCTGACCAGCGCCAGGCCGGGCTTGCCGCCGTCGGTGTAGGCTGCTTCCAGGGCGTCCTCGAAGTCGGCCTGCACTACGGCTCCGCCGGCGCTCACGGTGTTGTCGGTGACGAAGGTTCCCAGGCCGCCGAAGGCGCGCGGCGTGGTCGCGGAGCCGGGCTTGCGCGCGCCGCGATACACCTGCTTTTCGATCAGGCGCATCAGTTGGGGAACGGCCTTGTTCGCTTGATAGGAGAACTCATCCGCAATCCCGTATTGGCTGATGGCCGCCTGGGTGCGGCTGACCTTCACTTCCTGATGGAAGATTTGGGTGTAGTTCGACCCCACGGTGCGATCCGTGAAGGCCAGGTCATCGCTCTCCGCGCCTTCCAGGCGGGCGATGCCGATGACTTCCACCGCCACGGTGTCCGAGTGGGAGGCCTGGGTGCCGGAGTAGTTGCGCGTCACGGTCAGGACTTCGGTAGCTGTCGCCACCGAGGAGACCCACATCTGCTCCGCGTCGATCAGGAGGATGTTGCCCTCCTGGAACAGCGAGGCGTCCGCCACGGTGATCGTGGTAGCGTTCGAGGTGATGGAGCCGTTGAGGCTGTCGGTCAGGTCCGCCAGGGTGTCCTCCAGCCATTCGCAGGCGGTGGAGGGCCAGTTCACGAACCGGAACTTGCTCATGGCCCCGTCCAGGCCGCCCAGGGCTTCAACCGCCGGGGCGTCGGAGGGGTCGATCAGAGAAACGTAGTCAGTGATGACACGCTTGAGGGGCGTGGTGTCCGAGTAGGACGTGATGGGACCGTCAAGAGGCATGGGTTACTCTCCTGGGCTTATAGTTTTAGCCCTTTCTTGCGATATTCGGATTGAAGTTTGGTGATAGCCATGATCTGGCCGCGCGGGATTTTCGCCAGGGCCGCCTTGTACTCGGCCTCCAGGCTCCGCGCGCCGGCCGGCTGGCCGGTCATCACGTTCATGTTGCCATCGCCAATCGCGCCGTCCAGCCGCTCTTTGGCTTTGGCATCGGCCTCTTCGCGCAGGCGCTTCCGCTCGCTCGCAGCGTCCTCTGTCATGGCCTTGCGCGCCTTTGCGAGCAAATCCTGGGCGCTCTCCGCGCCCCGCAAGCGGGGGTCGGCTGGGTCCAGACCGTGGGCGTCGGCCGTATGTGCCACCCACGTTTCCCAGGCTCGCTCTGCTTCCCGCTGTTGCTGGAGGACATCATAGGCAGCAGCCTTGCCCTCCGTGTCCAGGTAGCGGTCCCAGGCGTCGGCGTTATCGTCGCCGGCCTCCTTCAGGCGCCCAACCGCCTGCTGGCGGATGTGCTTCTCGCGCTCCTGATACTCCTTGTGCAGCCGGGCCACTTCCCTATCCTTCTGAGCCTGTGCCTCTCGCCGGGCGTTCTCCACAGCGGCCTTCACCTGCTCGTCCAAATTGGGGGCCGGTGTCGCTGGTACGGTATTGGAAGGCTGGGCCTCCTGTGCCGTAGTTTCAACGTCTGCCATGATGTTTACATTCCCTTTCTAAGAATAGGATAGCACAGATATGCTAATTGGCTAGACCGGCCTTCGCCGGGCGCGGCTTGTAGTACCGCACGATCCGCGGGCCGGCGGGCGTGTAGCCCTCGACCATCGGCTGGCGCTCGCGGTAGCGCCCGGACGACTCGGCAAACGCCTTGTATGCGTTCTCCAACCGCACCAGGTTCCAGGGTTCCATGCCCTTCAGGTAAAAGGCGAGTTGCGGGTTGGAAAGAAGTTGGTTTCGCCCGTAAGGATCGGCGTCGAAGTAGTCCATCAGTTGCACCAGCAGATCGGGCGGAATGGCCTGGGCCAGCCTGTTCCAGACGTTGAGGGGCGATTGCGGGTGGTCGGGTCCCACCACCTGCCCGTAGCGCCCCAGGTACTCCGCCCATGTGCTAATGTCGGCCTGGTCGGATGGCTGGAACTGCCCGCCCTGGCCGGCGGGCGCGCCGCCCCGGTACTTGTTATACCTGGCCGTCACCTCCGCCTTGAACGCCATGTACTGTTCGAGTTCGGGATGTTCGGCCCAGAATATGGCCGCGGCTTCGTCGCCGTCCAGCATGGCGACGCGCAGGTAAGCGTTGTAGGTGTCCGTGATGCCCGGCCATTGCTGCTCGGCAGCCTCGCGGATGTAGGCGGTCAGGCTGAAGGTGTCCGAGGCCTTGCGCCCACCACCACCGCTACTTGACCTTGTGCCGCCACCCGCTCCCGACTTTTCGCCGTCGCCGGAGGAGGCGCCGAAGCCACTCGCACCGCCGGCAGGCGTAGAACCAAGTTTCCCCTTCTTTGCGTCCGCGTACTGCTTGCGCGTCGCCTTGTCGTACTCGAAATACTGCTTGATTTGCGGGTTCTGCGCCCACAGCATAGCGGCCTGCTCTGGATTTTGGACGGCGAGCGCCAGGTATTCCTCGGCCAGTTGCACCACACCAGGCCACTGGGCCTCCGCGCTTTGGGTGATGTAGTCGGTCAGGATAAAGTCGCCGCCCGCCTCGTCCGTCTTGATTGTTTGGCTGCTGATGCTCCATCCGCCATCTTCCTTGATCGAAACTGTCATGCCCAGCACATCGTGTAGGGCGGCCAGGCTAGGCTGGTCGTAACCTTGCAGAGCGTCCCACACCATTTGCAGGTCGCCCAGTTGCGGATACTGCCGCATGTACTGGTCCACCTTCCGTGCGGGCATGGCCTTCACCCACCCCAGGGCTTTCACCCAGGACAGATCATTGTGCTCACTCACCCAGGCCATCAGGCCCTCGCGGAAACTCTCAGCGTCCTCCACGAACGCGGGCGGGTTTGTCATACGCCCCCAGCCGGTGGCGACTGGCGCCTGAATGTACTCCGCTGCTTTATCCGGCCCCATCGTGGAGATCAGGGGGCTTATCCAGGTCGTGGCGTAGGCGTCGCGGTACTGGCCCACATAGCCGGAGCGCTCCTCGGTCAACTGCCGGGCGGCCTCCGCCTCGTTCCGGGCCTCCGTCTCGATGTCGTTCGGCCCGGTCGGGCGCGTCACGGAGTAGGTGGAATATCCGGTGGAGCCACTGGTCGCGGAACGGGTCAGGCCCAGGGCGGTCAGCGGGTTCTCCAACTTCATCCGCTCCCCGGCCAGGTAAGAGGTGATGTCCTCTTGCGCCTTGCCGGTCGGGTTGCGGTCCTGACGTGGCTGGAATTGCTCGATCTCCGGCAGGCTGTCCATGTAGGCCACCACCGCCGCCGGAAGTTCGACGCTGTAAAACTTGTCCTGCGCGCTCCGAAAGTCCTCCCACACGGGATACTTAGCGCGGATGCTACGCTGCGCCGCTGGGTCATCGGCGGCGTTCTTGTACGCCTCCCGCACATCTGCCAGGTTGGGAACCTTCTCGTTCCAGTCATCGTAAAACCCGGCCACGATCTGGCCCCTCACCCGCTCAAGGTCCACATAGTAGACGGCCATATCTGGCTCGGCCATGCGTGCGCTGCTGCGCGCGTCCCACATGCCGCGCAGGGCGTCCAGTTCGCTGGGGGCTAGGTTCGCCAGCCACTCATCCGCCGCATCGTCGCCGTACTTGCCGCGGTAGTCGAAGAACTGGGTTTCCAGGTCGAACGCCTCGGCCGGGAACTGCGCGGCCAGGTTTGCCTCAATTGACTTGTAAGCGTTGCGGGCCTCCAACTGGCGGCGCTGCTCGTCAGCCGACTTGGGCCGCAATACGCCGTTGATGTCCGTGGCCCCCGTCAGCAATTCGCCCCGCAATTCGGGATCCATGGCTTCCAGCGTCTTGAGTTCCATGAACTGGTCCAGGGCCTCCTGGCTCACCCCGGCCGCCGTCCACAGGTCGTAATTGCCGATCCCTACTCGGCTCATGGCCTCCCAGATGTAGGAGTCATCGCCAGCGTTGCCGCGCCCGTACTTCGCCATATCCCACAGGTAGCCGTGCTTCTCCCGGCCCGCCATTTCCCACTCCACCCATTCCTCGGGCGTCATTTCAGCCGCGCCCTGCCGTCCCTGGTACTGCTCAGCCACGATCTGGCCCAATATAGCCTGCTCCTGCGGGCGAGGCTTGAAGCCCAGGCCCAGCACAGACGCGATGATCTGCGGCACAAGTTGTTCGGCCTGCCACTTGTTCAAAGCCTGGTCCCAAAGCGGGCCGCGCTGAAGGTTCTGCTGGTCCTTGATCTGCGCCACCCAGTCCTGCGGGTCCGTGCCGGGCGGCGGGTTGGCGGTCATGGTCGCCATCTTCTGCTGGATACGTTGCACCTCCCAATCCGTGAGGCTGGTCAGGTTCCAGCCCTTGCCGGGGGTTATGGTGTCGCGGAACATCATTTGCGGGTCTGCATTCACCCCGCCGGGCGGAATGGCCCCGCTGCCGGGCGCACCGGTCTCTTTGTAGGCCGCCGAAGCAACCCGGGCCAGGCGCGCCCACGGCCCCATGTAGCCCTCCACCATCGCCCGTGCCGCCTCTGGGTCGCGGGAAGCCGTGGCCGCTGCCGCCAACCAGCCGAGTTGTATCATGGGTGAAGGCCCGATGCTCTGCATGGCCTGAAAAGCCTGTCCGACTGGCAGCCCTGCCACTGTCAGGCGGCTCTTGTCCGGATCCCGGAAGTCCGTGCCCAGTGCCCCGTACAGCGGCGAGAGTTGCTGTTCGAGATTGACCATCAGGGGTGTGTCTAGGGGGATGCCCAGGTCATCCGTAGAGAGTTGCTGCTGCCACCACTCCGGCAGGGCGGCGTGCATCTTCTTCATGCCGTTACGGTAGCGGGCATAGGCCGCCATCACGTTAGGATGGGCCAGCGCCCGCCCCGCCCAGTTCGCATAGGTGCGCCCGTACCAGAATTGGTACGGGGCAATGAAACCCAGGTAGGTGTCCATATTCACCCGGTCACTGTAGTTCAACAGGGTGAAGTCTCGGGCGGCGGTCCCCACCTGTCCCCCGATGGCGCGCGCCTCGGCCCCGCGCCGCCGGGCCAATTCCGCCCAGCCTTCCAGCAGTTTCCACTTTTCCGCGTCCAGGTTGGCCGGGCGCGTGCGCCCCCACTGGCGCGTCACCATGTTCTCGATCTTGTCCAGCCGGGCCGCCACGTTCTCCGGCAGAGGGAGTTCAGTCGGGATGAAAGGTTCCTCGACCACCATTTCACCCAGAGCGCCGGGAAGCGGCTGGCGCGTGCCGGGCGGAACGGGCACATTCTCCGCTGCCTGCCGCGCGGCTTGCTGCACGGGCAAGGCGTCGGGGACCGCCCCCTTCGGGACTATGGGCACGCGGTAAGCGTCGTTCGCTGGGTTGGCGTATGCGCGCGACCAGTCCAACCCAAGACCGTCGTAACTCAGCGCGGCCTCTGCGCGCCGCCACCAATCCAGGTCTGCCTGTCCCACCGGTAGGTTGTCACGGACCGGGGCATCCTTGAATGGGTGGAAGGAGATAATTTCGCCCCTGGCCTTAGAGACGGGCAGATTGACCAACATGCCGACAGACCAAACGCCATCTTCCCCGGACGCAAGCAGGCGCGAGAGACGATCAACGACCTCGGCCTCGTTCATTCCTGCCTGGGCAAAACTCGCCCGGTTCGTGGTGTACAGGCTTTGAGCCTTCTCCACCCATTGCGCCTCAGCCCCTCCGCCACGCACCGGCGGAGCGCCCGGAACGCTCATCCTCGGCTTGGGCCTGGGCCTCGCGCCACCCCCGCCGGCGGCAGGCTGGGCGAACACGCCCCGCACGAACTGATGCAGTTGGTCCTCGGTCACGTCCGCCCCCAAGTCTATCCCCCACTCGCGCTTGAGGGTTTCGAGCCACAGTTGCGGGTCTTTGGCCGGGTCCACAATCGGGCCGAGGCGACGCCGAACGCGGGTTACATCACGCCCGGCCCGGTTCTTCACCGTGACGGACATGGTATTCATGACTTCTCTCACGCCCTTCGGTTCAACCATCACCTGCCCGCTGCGCGGGTCCACGGTCACGCGGAAGAAGCGCCGGATTTGCTCGCGCCCCACTTTCTCCCCGCCGGGGAAGATGTTGGGGGTATCAGCCGCCGCCCCCCGCCATTCCCCGGCCTGAAACTTGCGGTAGTCCAGTATCTCCTTGTAGGCCCGCGCCAAATCAGGACGGCCTGGCTCGAAGGCGTCCCCCGTGATAATGTCCTCGACCGAATTGCCCGCGTCCGCCGCCTGGCGCAGGAAAGCCTCCTCGTCCGGCGTCAGGTCATTCAGGCCCTTCGAGAACTGCTTGCGCAGGTCGTTCCAGGCCGTAGTCGCGTCATCCGTGTAGTCGGACCAAATAGCCTCCGCGTCCTGGAAGTATTTATTCCACAAGTCGTCTTTCATTTCCTGCCGCAGAGAGGCCGACATGCGGGTGTTGCCCAATTCCTCGATCCGCCGCTTGGTTTCCACCAGGGCGGCGTCGGCTTTGGTCGTGGCTTCCTCGTGTAAGCCGCCGAGGTCCTGCATCACGCGCTGCTGTTCCTCGCGGTAGCGGCTAAGGCGCTGACCGGCGTCGGCCACCTCGTCTGTCAGCCTTTGCACTGCCGCCTCATCCCCCGCCGCGGCCTTCAGTTCCTCCCGTAGCCGGGCGAACGTTTGTTCGTCAACGTGCGCCAATTGCTCAATGTCGTTCTTGGCCTTCGCTGCCGCGCGCCCTACGCGCTCCCGGTTGATACGCAACTGGTCGCTTTGGGTGTACAGCGTCTCTTTCAGGTCGGGCGCCCGGTGGCCGATATCCTCCAGCGCCTCCGCCGCCTCGGAGTAGTTCTTCACCGCGCCCCCGAACAGTTCATCGTCAACCGTCAGCGTTCCAAGCGGGGCGGCGTTATCCACGGCCTCCACAAAGGCAGCGTGCTTGCGTCGTATGGCGCCCATGCCGTCCTTGAATGCGTCCACCGATCCGGCCTCGCCGACCAACTTCACAACATCATCCCGCAGGTCACGGTTGAAGCCGGCGATCAAGTCCAGGTCCTCCGCGTCCAGCAGCCTCCACACCTCCAGGCCCCCGCGCTTGCCTGTCAGCCACTTCACGGCCTCGGCCGGGTCCCCGTAGTGGCTCACCATGATGCGGGCCATGTCCTGCACGGTCTGCTGGCCGAGGGCACTCACCACGCCCGGCGGCAGTTCGGGAATGGCCTTGCCGATCACCATCTGGCGTTCCAGCCATTCCATGCCGGCCTTCGCCACGATGCGGCGTCCCATCGCCTGCTCGACTGCAGCCGCGCCCAGGGGCAGTTTCCCTACCCGAAGGTTGCCGGAGAAGCCGGCCTTCCAGAAGTCCCGCGCCACATTCCCGAGTTTCCCCAGGCCCTTCCCCTTCGACCACGACTTAGCCAGGTCCACGGCCTCCTCAGCCGTGCCGAAGCCGCCCATGGCCCGGCGAGCAGCGGATGGGTGGCCCAAGATGCTCAGCGCCTCATCCACCTTCGCGCTGCTCATGCCGGTCAGGGCATCGTCCACTCCCGCCGTGACGATGTTGTTGAGGAAGTTTCGGACGGAGTACCCGGGGTTGAAGCGGGCGAAAATCTGCCAGTTGGCGGCGTTGAGGGCGTTGGCCGCCGTCGCCAGTTTGGCCGCTCCCCACTCAACCGGGGACAGGCTCATTTCCAGGGCATCCTCGGCCACACCCGGCAGGGCGCCAGGCTTGGCGGCCAGCATCCCCGCCTGCTTTACCAGGCCCTCTTTCTCCCTGGCTCCGGCCAAGCCCCGGTCCCACAGCGGGTAATCTTTCGCCCGGTTGCCAGCCTCGACCCACTCCTTCAGCGTGGAGGCGCCCTGGCGCTCGGGGAGGATCATGGCCTTGACGCGCGCCTCTGCGTCCTCCCACAGGCGGAACAGGGCCTCGGCCGCCTCGTACTTGTCCGGCTTGCTCAGGGCGTTCTGGACGGCGCGGAACCCCACCTTGCCGGTGCGGTCCACGTCCAGCATTTCCCGCAACATGAGGGCAGCGGAGCGCCCGGCCCGGCTTTGGGCCGTGGCGATCTGGGCCAGGTAGTTCTCCGCCCCGGCCCGCTGCGCGGCAAACTCAGCCAGGCGCGCCTGCCAGTCAAGGTCGGTCATACCCGGCAGGCGAACAGGCTGGGGCGTGACGGAGTTCACCATTTCCATGAACACCCGCTGCGGGTCCAGTTTCAGCGCCTTCGCCTCGTTCAGGATGACGCCCGAGGCGTCGGAGGCCACGCGCTCAAACTCGCGCATTACGGCCGTAGGCGTGCGGGTCCAGGGCAGGTACTCGACGACTCCCTTCAGAGGGCCGGTTGCCGTGGGCCGTCTGGCCTTCTGCCAGAACTCCAGGGTGGTCTCAACCGCCTCCGGCGCTACCATCAGGCGGCGGGCGCGGGCGACGCGCTGCGCCTCCTGCATCCCCTTGATGGCGGGGCCAATTACCAGGTCAGTAGCAATGTTCAATGGGTCGGCCAGGGATTGACCAACGATCTCCGCCCAAATGTTCTCCTCGCCCGGCAAACCCCGGACGCCAATCTCCTTCACAATGTCCTCGTGGCTGCGCCCGTCCGCCACCTGCTGCTGATACCAGGTCTTGGTGGCCGGGGTGGAGGCGAGGGCCGCGACCTGATCGTCAGCGTCGGCGGTCCATCCGTTCTGCATCAGGTCAATCATGACATCCGGCTTGCCGTACAGCACCTGGTACAGGTCCTCCCCTGCTTCCACTCGTGCGGCCCCGCGCAGACGGTTCAGCGGGCCGGAGAAGGCAATGCGGTCGGTCGCTTCCAGGCCACCAGCCACTCCCAGGCGCTCGGCCATGCCCTGAAGCGTCTCGCCAGGGAGGGGCTGGGCCGTGGAACCATCCGGGAGGACGATATTGGCCGGGGCCTGTCCTGGCAAATCCATAAACGATGTAGAACTGCCCAGCGTAACGTTGCGCGACATCGGCCCTAACTGGTAACGTTCCAGCGCCTTAGCCGGCTCGGTCAAGGCGGCCATCACCATCCCGCCGCCCACCTCCCACACGGCGCGGCCCGCCATTTCCGGCGCGGAAGGCTTGCGGTTGGTCCGGTACAGCCGGTTCTCGGTTGTGCCATCCGGCTTTTGCACCTGCCAGTAGTCGTTCCCGTCGTCGCCGGTCGTGATCCCCAGCACCTTGTACCCGCTCTCGACGGCGGTCTGTCCCTCGCGGGGCGTGGCCGATGCCACCTCGGGCGGGGGAGGGGCGTAGGTGACGTTGGGGGCCTCAATGCGCTGTCTGTTTTGGGCCGCCCAGTCGTGCAATTGACGGCCGTAATCGCGCACGTTCTCCGGCGTCACCACCTTGTCGAGACCGAACGGGAGAGGCACGCGCGGCAAGACGGAGTTGGCGTTCCAGGGCAGGGGCATCCCCCGCTCTTGTAGGGTTTGCGCGCCTTGCGCCGCGGCATTGATAACCGGGTTTTCCTCCAGAGGTATAGGGTTGAAGATTGACGGCGGGGGCGGGGCAAAGCCCGTCTTTCCCTTCACCTGTCCCGGCTTGCCCTTCTTGACCGGAGGCGCGCCCAGGCCCGGCGTCCTTACGCTCGGAACGCGGGGCTTGAACTGGCTCTTGGGCGTCGGCCAGGGCTTCCCCGAGTTCTGCGGCCTCCGGGCCGTGCCGGCCGGGGGCGTGATGGGGCTACTCCCCGGCGCGGGAGTGGCGGGCGCTTTCTGGCTATTCTGTGGTCGTTTGCCCTGGGCCATGCGGCCTCCTTGCCTTTACGGAGCGGGCGGGATGGGCGGCAGGCCCATTTGTGCGCCGGGCACCGGGGCGGCGCCGGGGTACTGGTAGGTGCCGCCCATCGGATCAGCCGGCACCGTGCCCGGGAATGGCAGGCGCGGGGCGTAGCCCAACTCACCCATGAACCACTGCACCCAACTCCGCGTTCGCGGGTCCTGCAACTGCGCGAAGTCCTGATCATTGAACCCGATCTGTCCATACCCGCCGGGGCGCTCATACGTTCGCTCCCCGAACCGGCCTTGCACGCCGGCCCCCTTCCAGCCGAGACCTTGCAGCCATTCGTCCATTTCCAGGCGCGTGTTCTGTGGCAGGTAGCCGAAGTCATCGTCCTGCCATTCCAGGAAGCGGCTTTCCCGCTGGCCGGGCAGGATGTAGGGCGGCTCGGGCGGCGGGCCTTCCGGCCCCTTCAGACGGCTCTGCCAATCGAACCACCGCTCCGGGTACTGCCAGTCGGTCCCGCCCCAGGTGGGCAGGCGGTAGTCCCACTCCTGCCGCCAGCCCATCGGGTACACCCAGGCCCCGCGCTCGTCCTGGAAGGGCAACATGCCGCTGTAGTCTCCTACATAGGCGTCCTTCGATTTGTCCCAGATCAGGTAACCCCAATTCGGGTCCCACGCCGGCGGCCCGCCAGCGGGGGCCGGAACAGGCGGCAGGCCATCGCCGCCCCCACCGTCCCCACCACCACCGCCTCCCCCGCCGCCGCCCCCTCCGCCATCCACCGGCCAACCAGCGGGCGGGATGCCGGGGGCGGAAGCGGAAACTGGTTCTTGCTTGGCAATGCCACGCGGCGCCCCGGCCGCAGGCTGTGGCGGCCAGGTGAAGGATCGCTGCCCGGACTGACCCGGACCAGGCTGGAAATAATTGGGCACCTGCTGGACAGGATTCATGTTCAGGCGCAGGCTGGAGCTCTGCACCGCCGCAGGCGGCCGGCCGTATTGGCCCTGTGAGGGCCGCCCGCTGGAGGGCCGACCAATGGCTGGCGGACCAGGCGGACGCGCCGGCGCCATGCTGGTCACGGTCGGCAGGAACGTCTTGACCACCTTTTTCCTGTCACCACCCCCCGGGTCCGCCTCCTTGCGCTTGGGCTTCTTCGTTTGGGCCATCCTGCACCTCCTTACGGCTTGGGCGGGGACAGCGCCCGCCTCTGCTGGCTTTGCTGCAACTCGGGCAGGTCCGGTATCTCATCCTCCGGTATCATGCCCATCATCTGGCTCGGAACCGCCTCTGGCCTCACCCCCGGCACCGAGGCGGTTGTCGCGCCTCCATACGGAACTGCGCCAGGCTGGACAGCGCCGGGTTGCATTGGCATTGCGCCCGCTCCGGCCTCGGCCATCCCCATCATAGCCTCCAACTGTCCGCCCTGGCCCATCATGGCCGCGTGCATTTCCTTTGCCATCAGTTCGGCCATTTCCTTCACCTTCGAGGCCGGGACCATCGGCTCTTTCTCCTCCGCCAACGCCACGATCTCCTTGTTGGTTTCCATCCACTCCTGTTCGGCCGCGGCCAGCATGATGTCTCTCACCTGCTGGCTTTCCGCCGAGAGCAACTGTTCCCGGATGCGCCGCTGCACCTGGTCCGGGTGTTCGGCCTCAACGATCTCCTCCAGGATGGTCTTGTCATCCAAGAGCGGCTTGCCGTCCACACCAGGCGCGCGGAACGCCTGCGCCAATTGCGCCTTCACCATCCGATCCTGCGGCAGTTCCGGCGTCAGCGTGACCTCTACCAGGTAATGGCCGTCCACGTCATCCGGCTTTATCTCCACCATCGTTTTCTGCCGCTTGCCTGTCTTGTCGTTCCCCTCCGCATACGTCGCCACCTTTGAATTGAACCCGGTGGCCGACCCAAACTTCTCGATCAGGCGCAACTTGTGGCCCCAATCCCACCCCAGGGCCATTTCCAAGTTCACCTTCTTGTCATAGATTTTATCCATGATCTGGCCCAGCACCTGGCTTACTGCAAAGCCGGATTGCAGGCTGGACGGTTCCGCGCCCCAGGCGATCTCGGGGATGGAGCCAAGTTGAATGTCGCTCGACAGCCAGCCCATGAGTTGGCTAATCACCTGGGCGTTGGGGGTCGGATTGAGCACCGTCACCTTCGCGCTCGGACTGATGTAACTCTCCACCCCCGGCGCGCCGCTGTCCAGGATGGACGCCCGCCCGCTCTCATCCTGCACCAGTATCTTGGGCCAGTAGAACAAGTCCACTCCGGTCGCCATCTTCGACGCAAGCGCATACTCCTGTTTCAGGCTGTCAATTATCGGCCCCAGCACCGAATTGTAGGCCCACTCCATACTGGACAGGGGGGTATCCATGCAATCTGCCTGGGCCAAAGGCACGAACCCGTAGTGATGCGGTCCCCCAAACACCTCCTGATCGTTCATCAGCACGCTACGGTACTCGTCATCCCAGTACTCCACCACCCTCACCATTTCGTTCTCGTCATCCGGCAGCGCCGGCATGTGCCAGGTGCGGTCATTCCCCTGTTTCCGGTCCAACTCCTTCTTCACGTCCCAGCAGTACCGCTCGTACTCTTTCGTGTACCACCCTATCCCATTCTCTCCCCACACCGGAAAGATGCACAGGGGATCGTGCACCAGCGTTCGGATAGGCAGGCTGTCCTTGCCCAGGTACGACGGGTCGAAGCGGGTCTCGATGCACCCGCGCCCCCTCAGCAGGTACCAGTACGTGAAGTGCCTCCACACCGGCTTTTTGACTTCCATCTGGTAGGTACGCTGATAGCCCTCGATCCACCTTTCCAGCCTGGTCGTTCGTCTGGTTTCCTGCTCGCCGGTGTCGTGCGGCACAACGCGCGTCCGCATGGTGGCCCTGACCGACAACAGGGTCAGGAACTTCTCCAGGATGGCGCGGGCGCGGGCCGGGCGCGTGATGCGCGGCCCGGAGGCGGTCATCTTGTCCGCCGCATCGCGCGGGATGTTGAACTCGGCCTTGAACAGCGCCTCCACTTCATCCGCCAGCCCTGCGGCCCCGGTGTACTGGCCTTTGGCGAAGTCGTGCAGGGAAAGAATGTCACCCGGTTCGTGTTTCATATCCAGTACGCTCTTTCTATGGCGCTCGTCACCGCCACGCGCTTCGCCTGCTTCTCTTTGCGTTCCTCAGCCTGTTCCCGCGTCTCGGTCGGGAGCAGGGCGGTCATGACGTGCCAGCCTAGATAGGCCGCGTCCAGAGTGTCATCGTGCACGCCCCGATTGCCAAACCCAGCCCACTCCGCCTTAAACACCCTCAGGAACCGATTGTCCTCATCCGACAGCCGTAATTGCCCGGTCCTGAAGTACGGTTCCATTTCGGCCAACTTCACCGCCTTATTTCGGGTGGTGGTGACGGGCACGATCACATGCCGCGGCCCGCCGCGCGTGTTCATCCGCTTCAACAGGTTGGAGTAGAAGTTCACCCCGGCCGCGTTCACTTCCACCGCCGACCTGACCGGCTTCTTCAAATCCGCCCACTGGAAGAACGCCTCCTCCGCCTCCCCCATGCTCACCCGGTCCCGGTACCCATCCTCCAGCACCAGCCACTCGTGCGTATTCACCCACACCGCCAGCGCGAAATAGTCCGGGTCTCGCTGCCGGTTGCCAGTCAATTCCTCCAACCGCTGGGTGAAATCCACCCCAATGTACCTGTCCCACTCCTTGCGCAGGTTCGGGGCCGGGTAGTACCGCAAACTCTCCAGTTTCAATATCTGGTTCCGGGCCGCCTCCGCGTTCCCCTGGTACACCAGTTCCCAGTCCTCCCCCACCTCCGCCCTCTTCCTCTCCAACCGCTCCACCGGCCAGCGGGCCGGCCAATAACTCTCTCCGTCCACCAGCGCCGGATGCTCGAACACCGCGTACATGGCCTCCCCGTCCGGCCCCACCAGGCCCTTCAGGTAGGCCACGCTGTCATTCACGTTCCACCGGGTCTGTTCCATCCCCAAAAATCCCTCTTCCGTCACCCGGCTCAGCACCGTGTCCTTCATAAACCCCACCGTGTCCTGACACACAGTGTCCGAGGTCTTGCTCTCCCGGTCGTGAATGTCGTCGCACTCCAGGCGCCCGGTCACGCGCCGCCCATTCACCGACGCGCTCCCCACCCCGCCCGAAATCAAGGACGGGTCCTTCTTCGTCGCCACCAGCCGCATCCAGGCCCCGCTTTCCACCGACTGATCCACCACCTCATACCCCTCGCGCGACCAACCCCGCTCCTTCGCCGGCGTCACGTTCGGAAACGCCATCCTCCAGCGCGGGTTAAACTCGATGCAATCGGCCACCGCCTGGGCCATAGCGTGAGCCAACTTCTCGGTCGCGCTCACAAACATATTGGTGGTCCAGGGCCTTTTCCCAATAGACCACGCCATTAGTATAATAGACCAGGTGGTTTTTGCGCTCTCCGGCGGAGCCACAATCACTACTCTCCGATGCGCCAGTTTCTTCGTGATCCAGTCCAGGTGATGCGCCGCCGGCCTCACCCCAAACACCAACTCCCCGAAGGCCGCTACCGCCTCCGGCCCGTCGCCCCGCGCCGCGTCCGCCAGCAGCAACTCGCCCAGGCGCCGCAGTTCTGCCTCCCCCAGGTCTTGAAATCTGTACTCAGGCTCGCCCGTCTTGGTCACTCGCCAGCCTCTCCAGCCTCTCCCTCAGTTCAGGACTGTTCGCCAACGCCTGCTTGAAGGCCGCCAGCAGCAACCTCTGAGCCCCCTCGTCCCCCGCCGGCGCCGGCCATTCCTCCTCCCTCTTCGGCTCGGGCCAGCCCTTGTCCAAGAGCAACTTCAAACTGCTCGCGCTCCCCGTCGCCGAAGGGTCCGTCGCGTTCAGGGCGTGCTGCTCAGCCGCGTGCTTGATTACCTCGTATGCGTTGAGCTTGTTGATGTCCGGCAGCTGTTTTGCCGCCGCCTCTACCCCGTCCCGGATTGCCTTACTCGCCTTCTCGTGACGCCTCTTCCGAGCCAGCCGCGCCGTCTCACTGTCCCACGGCCTCCCCACCATCCCGTGACCCCCGCCGCCCGGCCGCAACGCCTTATTTATCGCCCTCCCAGGGTCCCAAATTTCCCCCGGACGCAGATCGTCCGGCGGCGCCTGGTCGGGCGGCAGCGCCACCAGCCCGTCAGCGTCCCGGTACTCCTCTTTCTCCCGCGGCGCCTCTACTGGCCTCGGAGCCTCGACTTCCCTCAACGCCTTCTCTACGTCTTTAGCCATCCCCGATCCTTATGACCACTTTCCCGCCCTTCACCGGCTCCCCCTTCCTCAGCACCACCGGCCAAAACAGGCTGTCATCCCCCTCCCACCCGGTAGCGTTCAGCCCATCCACTACCCCGTCAAGTATCGCCTTGCAAGCAAAGTGGGCGTTCACCGCGTCCCACTTGTGCTTGTACGGCGGATAGAACGTTATTTCTACTCCCACCTCGCACACACGCACTAGCCCCTCCCCAGCCCCCCTCTCCATCAACCCCTTCGCCTGCTCCCGGTCCATGTACTCGTGCCCGCTTCGGGCGTGCATCGTCATCCGCCGCGCTCGGTTCGGACTTAACCCGCGCGGCCAGTTTGGGATCACAATCTCGATCATGCCCTTATTGTACCACTGGACCCTACTCAGGCTCTACTACAGGCATGACCGTGTGCCCAAACTGTGAAAATTTTGTCGGGGGAGGGGGGCGGTA